CAATAAATTGCAACCTTACAAAAATTTCCCCTGAACGAGCAACCATTGGTGGCTCAATCCAAGTTACAAAAACTAGGGTTACAATTAAATTGTAGCGAGCCCCAATGGGGCGCATTCAAATGAATGCCCTGTGGGTTACACACAGGTTTATGGTGTCTAAGACACTACATGAATTTCGCAAAAACGTATATACAAATATGTACAATATGCAAAACTATGTATACATGATAGGAGGACCCATATACATATGTAAAGAAAAGTCCTCAGAAGCTGATATAAAACATATCAAGACTTCATTTCCGGTGGACAAGCTATTTCCACAATGCTGGAAAGCAATCGGTTTGTCCTCTGGCCTCAATGTTCGTGAGGTGTCGCGAGTGTGAAAGAAACGACTGTTTGTCTGATAAGGAATATCAGCATACAATACAGGGTTGTTCTCACTAGTAGTCGCAGTCATGCCTTGCCAACCATCAAACATGATAACATCGGATTTTTGATAACACTTCTGTGCATCCGAAAAATCAAGACCTTCATCAAGTAAAGGACCGGCACTACCGGTCTTAGGGTGATTCGTTAAGGAAATGATTGATTTACCACTATTGGTTGGAGCGAACTTTATAATTCTCCACCTAGTGCCTCCTCGCCCAACAGCAAAAGCCGGATAGAGGTAGGTCATTAAGTTCATCTTATTAAGATTTCTACCAATAGGTGTACCTAACAGATCGTCCCAAGAAACATTGGTAGTCTGATTAGGTATAGGAGGATAATGTCTAAAAGCATAAACTTGACGGCGAACACCAGGCACAAAAGATGATGCAGGTACTCCTCCAACAAACTGATACCTCTTAAGGCATTGCCTAAAAGACGTAATAGACTCTCCGTGATAAACGTCGAGTGAATGATCAGTACATGATGGAGACTCTGCAAATGTGGTCATCACAGTGCTCTGAACTGGAATGGAAGGTTGTTCCGTATCGTCCTTATCCATTTGGACGGCAGGCTCTTCTACGCCAGACTGAAACTCAAAGCCAGATTGAGGAAAATACTCGACTGCTTTTAAATGGGTATCCATAGGCACAGCAAACTCTATATCATCACCAGCAGAAACGAAAACGTTAATGGCAATCCTAGTTCCTGCACTTAAGCTAGGTGATGTTAGACCATTCAAAACAGAAATGGACAACAAACCATTGTAAGACAAGGAATCATTTGTGGTAAGAAAATTGCCACACGCGTGATTAGTAAAAGTTTGTGGAGTGCACTGCAACCAGCCATATTCCGCTCCCCAGCCTACCTCAATAGTGAAGTCCTTCTCGTCAGAAATATCAACAATTTGTGAATACTGAACGTTAGTCTCATTGGATACTTTTGTTTGTGGGTCCCACTGTATGAGCAACCTACCCTTATGATAGGCACTGGCAACAATCTGAAAACGGTACTTTATAGTGCCTCTCCAGTACTTAAAAGGAACGGCCGCAAATTGCGCTGCAGTACAATGATGTTCCCTAGGAAAGGAGCCATAATGCGTAGCGTGGCAAGGTGTCACCAATGCACTAAAAAGTGGATTCCCAGCCCCAGTACTAACCCACCAATTACAAGTACCCAGATAAGATTCGCGAGTTGCAATACTCTTAATTGTCATCTCATCTGTATTATCGAGACCTACTACACTACCGTCAACGGTGAGCTCCTGTTTAGCGTCCAAAGCAAGCTTTTCAACTTCGTCAGGAATATTGGTAAGTGCCATACCTGCAAGAGTACGTTGTTGCATTCGCACCTCAGGAGCTAAAGTAGGAGGTCTAGAATAACCAAACAATTTAGCAATATTTGAGATACCGGAAGCAGCAATTTGAGTAGCTTTAGCATAAGGTCCAATGATAGGCGCTTCTTTAAGCATGCCAGCGATGCGCGCAACCGTCGAGGCAGGTCCCGAAACAGGGCCAGTACCATATTCATCTTGTTTCGAATACGCAGACGAATTTTGGTTAGGCTTGTTCGAAACTTTCTTGACACGGGGCTTAGATTTCTCTTTACCAGATTGCGGCTCAAAACCACTTTGGGCTGTAAGGCCATATGCATTAACGGCAGTCGGAGCAGTCAAAACAACTTCTGACATCCAAGCCATAACAGTCACCGTTATTGGATCTGTAGAACCATTAGCATGTTGAAGAGAATTAAGTTCACGTAAATTCATCAAACCCATGTCCTGCCACTCTCCCTTAGTAATATTCAAGGCGTCTGTGGGACATAAGAAAGGACAATCTATCTGCCCAGCTTGATTTGTACATGGATCAATGAAAATATGAGGTCTCTGAGAGGCTTCAACATTGTCTACCGAAACGAGGGCACGATTTACAATAATATTGTCGGAATTGTGTCTAGGAATATAGTTAGCTAGTAATCTACCATAGTAAAATGCATTACCATTTATCATAAACTTGACATGAAGTTTGCCTTTCAATAGCTTGTAATTGGAAATGCGATTTGCTACACGAGGATTCTCTAAATACAATGACCATGGGTTAAAATCTTGGAAGAAAGTGATAGTCGTAGACCATTCATATGTTGCTATCTTTAGTGGACGCTCAAAAAAGTTCCCCAACTCCACATCATACGCATCTACATTAGTTCGCGTGGAATCAATAACGGAATTAAGGGAATGAACGTAGCCCGCAGACTGGTCGTTAAACGAAACGTTTTGTTCCTTCAAAGATGAATTAGCAATTTCTACTGAAAAATTTTGATTTAATGTTGTAGCAAGTCTAAAATAGTGCCATGGGTGCGACTCAGCACTCCACGGACGCTTGTTTATATACAATAATATACAAGCCACAGAGCGTTAGCGTTGAAAATAACACAAGCAAATCATTTCGACGCTACCGTAATCAATGCGGCAGGGTGGTGCAATGTAACCCTGCACCGGGGGTAAAAGGCGTATATTTATCGACCTCGCCAGGTCGGAGCGGCATAAATGCCTACTCTAGGTGTAATTTCTTAAAGAGTTCGCAAACGGCATCTTTGCCGATAAGCTTCCCTGAATAAGAACTTTTAAACAATTCTAATTTTAAGACCTTCTTAGTAGGAGGCCGAGAAGATGCGATATGTTCGCACTTATCTCCTCTAATTAAAAAGCCGTGAAAGATAGCCTTTGGATTATAGTAAGCCAAAACTGCTACTTGGGCTTCAACTTGTCTACGAGTCTTCGAGGAAGTACCTTTATGGTAAGTCTTCTTACACTCAAAAATGGCAAATTCATTGTTTCCACCTAAATAAAAACCTAGATCTATGTCTCCCAATGGTCTCTGCTTTGGACCCCAAATAACAGATTGGTAAAGACATGGCTTATGAGCCATCTTGTATAGCAAATCAATTTGATTGCGGGTACGAAGATTCTTTGGGATATTAAAGAAACTAGGCAAGGGCTCAAAACCTTCTAAACTATTGGAAGATTTGTGCCTACGAATGATCTTAACAGAGTCGTCTTCATATTCATGCAAAAAACCACTATTCTCGTTATAAGTAAAACGAGTTTCTCTCTTTCTGATGTATCGGGACTTAAAATAATTCTTTCCCTCTAAACCGGATTGAGCTTCAAAATGTAAATCTTGCACTTCATGATCGAGTTCAGGCGCATCATAATATTTACGCTTGTACTCTTCCATGTATTCAGAATAGGAAACATCCAACATCAAACATCCCATAATGTCATTGAGCTTGGCAATCTCTTTTAACTGAGAACGCAAGGTTTCATAGTCAGCCTCTCCATGTAAAAACATCTCACGAAGGGCACCATCAATGTTCATTTGGGATTGTTCCTTGGTGGTGACATGTTTGCTCTTACACACACAATGTAACGATTTATAAATCGATTGCTTGTCTAAAGCTCCCATGATCTGATTTAACTCTAAATTATAGACATTCTTTCGTTTCAAAAAGTCAGCATCCTCGTCATTCATATACTTAATAGCAGCAGACTCTTTGTCTGGCATAGTCAAAGTAATACCATGTTCTGCCAAAAAAGCCTGGTAAGTAACGAAATTGAAAAAATCTGCACTTTCTGAAACACTACCCTTAAAATCGTCACCATAATTCATATCAGCAACTACATCACGATAAGGCATAAGAACTTCGTGGTTGCGGTTACATAATGTGAAGTAGCCACTGCGCTTCAACAAAGCATTGGCTACACTGCCAACATAGGCGGTGACATTAATCCCTGAAATGTGTACACCATTAAAAGAGACAAGATCTCCATTAAAGGCTACAAAGGGATAGCAGCAATCAGTGGCAATTCCACGCATGATTTTAATATCATTTGTAGAAAAGTTACCACTCATCTCACAAATAGTGATCAAG